TTTTGGTGCTGCGATTGATGTAATTGGCGGTCACATTGTAGTAAGTGCCCCTGGTGATGACACAACAATTGCTAATGGCGGTAGCATCTATTTGTTCAATAATGCTTCTGGAAGACGTGGCTGGAGTTTAATTAGATACCAACAATCACGTGTAGATATAGAATCAGTTAATAGAATGTATCTATATAGTAATCTGTCAAATACTATTTTGACATCATTGGAATTTATTGATCCTGCTAAAGGTAAAATACTTGGTCGAGCAGATCAAGAAATATCATACAAAACCGGCTACGATCCAGCAGTGTACAATCGTGGCACGAATAGTGCTGTTAGTTTAAATGATACTATATTCTGGAATGGTGAGCAAGTTGGCGAAGTATGGTGGAATCTGAGTCAACTCAGTTACATTGACTACGAACAAGATGGCCTAACATATCGTAGTATTAATTGGGGTCGACTATTCCCGGGCTCGACAGTTGAAGTACTGGAGTGGGTAGAAAGCTCATACTTGCCAAGTGCGTATGTTGCCCAAGGCGGAGAAGGTATTCCAAAATACGAAGACGACAGTGCTTATGTTGAATTAGTATATGTTGATCCAATTACTAATATTATTAGTATTAAGTATTATTTCTGGGTTAAAAATAAAACAACTGTTGACCCAAACAATGAAACTAGACATCTACCGATAGCTTCAATTCAAGATATAATTGAAAACCCTAAAAATCAAGGTACACCATACGCAGCGATTATACAAGATAACGCTTTTGTTGTGTATAACATAGGTAATTATCTATCAGCAAAAAATACTATTCTACATCTTGACTATAATACAATTAAGAACACTAATATTATTCACAGTGAATATGAGCTAGTACAAAAAGGTAACGCAGACAGCATAATATCTCCTAAAATTATTAATAAATTAATTGATAGTCTGGCTGGTATTGATATACTAGGCGCAGAAGTACCTGATCCTGTCCTTAGCCCTGCTGATAGATTTGGACTTGGCACAAGACCTCGACAAACTATTTTTGAAGATAGACTGGCGGCGTATGCTAACTTAGTAGAATATGCCAATAGTATATTAATATCTAAACCAATTGCAAGAAACTGTGATTTAACTATGCTTAGTTCTGCTGAAGAACAACCTAATTTTAAATTAGGCGAGTATGATAAAAAAATAGCAACAGAAGTAGAACTACAATATATTGACGTAGCAGTGTTGGATGTGGGGTATAAAGTTTTAGTAAATCAAGATACTACCCGAGATAATCTGTGGGTATTGTACGAGCTATCGTCTACTAAAACATGGGTGGAAAGCAGAATACAAAGTTATAAAACTGATTTATATTGGGATTATGTTGATTGGTATGCTCCTGGATACGGAACAGACACACAACTTGAATATGTAGTTGATACATTAACTGACGCATTAAAATTACCAGTTGCTGTAGGCGATGATGTGCTTGTTAGAGTAAGTAGCGGAACAAGCCGTGGCTGGAATTTACTTGTGCTTAACAGCAACAATCAATTTGATGTAGTAGGAATTGAAAATGGTACTATACAATTAAAAACATCAACTGGTAATTTTATTAATAATAAAACTCCGACCACTGAAATTCGTTATATAATTACTGCGCTAAAAGATGATATTTTTGTTGGTGAATTAGATACAGAATTTAATAAATTATTCTTTGTAATGATTAACTATCTATTCAATGAGCAAAAATATGTTGATTGGATATTTAAAACTAGCTTCGTTAGTGTATCACATAAATTGCGTTCACTACTACAATATCCTAATTATATCAAAGATAATCAAACCTATTATCAAGATTACATTACAGAAGTTAAACCGTATTCAACTAAAATACGTGAATATTCTATTAACTATGATAGTAATGATGAATTTGCGGGTAGTGTAACTGACTTTGATTTACCACCATACTATGATACAGAAACAAAAGTATTCCGTGGCCCAAGTGGTGAGAATATAATTAAAGATGAAGCACTATGGCAAACTGATACTTATAATCAATGGTATACTAATAGAAATCACCGTGTTGAAAGTATTATTGTAGAGTATGGCGGTAGTGGATATACTTCTGAGCCATTAGTTACTATCGTTGGCGGCGGCCTTGCAGCCACAGGAGCAACAGCACGTGCGATTATTGACTTTGATTTGGGCACAGTAACTAGTATTGAAATTTTAACTCGTGGCACTGGATATTTCCTAACTCCAACTGTGTTAATCAACGGTACAAATACAACACCAGCAACTGCGTATGCTGTACTTAAAAATAATCAAATTAGAACATTTGATACAACACTGAAATTTGACAGAATTAGTTACACAAGTAATGTACAAGAATGGACTGCTAATACTGCCTATACAGTTGGCGATATTGTAACTCATATAGGTTCACTGGCTGGTAGAACCCGTCATGCATTTATAGTAAATGCAAACATAACATCGGCTTCTACTTTTGTACACACTGAGGATTATACACGATACAGTTCGGCTAATTTTACCAATGCAAATGATCGTATTGTAGGATACTACGAACCAGGTGCTTCGATGCCAGCACGTGATTTAACACAATTATTACGTGGTATTGATTACCCAGGTGTAAAAGTACAAGGCCTTGGATTTGATCAAGCACCTGGTTTTGCTGGAGCAACACCGTTTGATACAGGATTGTTTGACCAAATACAATATGATGTAGATGGATTACCATTGTTAGATGACGCAACTGTGGATACAATTATTCGTAGTAGCTACACTGATTTAGCATTGGGCACACGTGCTGAAGATATCAATGTTGTTGGTGGTGCTTATGTTGACACATACTCAAGTCATGCTCCAGAAGAAATGGTTCCTGGTATTGTATTTGATACATTAGACATGCAGGTCTATACTAAAATTAATGGCAATGTTGATGTAATTGCCTACAGAATGTTTAGTAATATGATGCGTGAAGAAAGTTATTTACGTATTGCTGATGCCCACGCAACGACACTAGCGGCTCCGTTAGGATTAACTGATACCGAAATTGTAGTAGCAGATGCTAGCAAATTAGCCGAACCGTTTATAGATTCAATTGGCATTGCCCAATCAGCTACACCGGGGGTAATATTCATTAACGGTGAGCGTATAACCTATTACACTCGTAATTTAACAACTAATACACTTGGTCAAATACGTCGTGGTACACAGGGCACTGCTACTCCAGTAATACAACTTGCGGGCACTATTGTAACTGATGGTGGTGTTGATCAAATCGTTCCAGGAACAGTGGCTAATGTAGTTCTTAGTACAACTACTCCGTATACTGTAACATCAACTCGTTCGTATTATCTTTCATTAACTGAAAGTATAACTGCTAATGTAGGTGATGTAATAACACAAACTGTATCTGGCGCATCGTTAACGGTAGCTGGTATCGATTCTGTAGCCAGAGTATTGTTGGTGGTACGTAATAACTTAAACAGCTTAACGTTCCGAGATAATTACTTAGAGCTAAGTGGAAACGTTACGGTATCTAGTGGTGATTATATAACACAATCATCAACCGGTGCTAATGTAACAGTATTAACCACTGGTGCTAATATTAGTAACGTTTCTATAAGTTACTACGGTATTACAACATTGACTACTGGTAGAACTGGTGGTAATATTGCCATAAATGGATCTAACGTTGCTATATACCCAACTACTGTAACAGGCAACGTAAATGTCGGTACAGAAATAATAATAAATGGTACCAGCACTGGAAATGTGTATCCGTTAAGTATTGTTCCTGTTGGCAGAAACAATGATGGAATTCCGTTTGTTGATAGCAACGGCAACGTGACTATTGCGGCAAATATAGAATTACACACAACAAACGTATGGTATAATTTAGGCACTGGCGTAGCAACAGATGGTACTGGCTTTGACGGTTCAACAACTGTACCGGTAACATTCTTAAAAGGCAGCACAGCAACAAATATTGTAGTTACTGCAATTAAAGATATGATTACAACAGAAGATGCGGTAAATACACTAACTACTGAAGATGGTAACACAATTATTGAGGATTAAGAATGTCGACGATTAAGATTAGCC